GGAGCTTGATAATGTTCATCATAGTCTACTTGAACTGCACCAGTCATGTCACTGTCACTGTTCATAACTTCCCATCCACTAGCTACACCATAAAAGTATTCAAGACTCATTTGACGTGAGGCTGAGATAGCTATCTCGTTATCAACGTGTACTACAACTAGGAATGTTCCGTCTGTTGCACCGCTTGCGGCTGTGGTTGGCGTGTGTACACCACCAGCAATATCTGAACCGTCGTCTGCGTTAATTTCAATTGCTGGAATTTTGTTAACCCATTTGCTAGTTGTGGAATTCCACTGGTGGATACCATACTTACTAGCGTCTGTGTCTAACCACAATGTATTAGCAGTAGTATACGCTGCTGTTGGTGCAGTTGCACTATTTTCTAATTGCTTTAGGTTAAGGTTAGCTCTAACAATATATGCTTGATTGCCTTGTCCTAAGTAGCTGTATGCTGCCATCAATCCATATTCGCTGGTTTCACTGCCTTGTACAACTGTTGTTCCATTTTTAGTAAAAGTTGGATTACCAAAATACTGTGATAGCTCACGTTGGCTAGTAACTTTAATTACGTTGCCTGCTTGTGCCGATTTAGTATATTTGGCTTTACCATCTGCTTCACTACCAGTTGGATCTGTTTTATCTTGTTGTGTTGCAATTAGTAGTAGTGGTACTGTACCAGCACCTGGGGCACCATAAGCACTCTCATCTACTACACTAACTTCAACACCTGCTGAGACTAATGCCATATTATCGCTCCTCTAAGTATAATTTGCTAGTAGTATTTACCAAGACCACTATATATCTAGGGGGTTACGCAGGTTAACCTAGTACTTAATAATTTCTTTAACTTTTACCAATAGTTCTTCTAATGTGCTGTCATTATATATGATATGATTGAATTGTGTGTCTGGAAGTATCCATGCCCACTCGCTGGGGTGTACATCTGTAGGATTAATATTATTATCTCTACATTCTACAAACCAATTTGGTAAATCTCCGCGCCTAGCTTGCCAAACTTGACCTCCTACTAAGTGTATCATATCCATCTCATTAGAAAAACGCACATCGGGTATTACCCAATCGTGTCCAGGTTTTTCCATTATACGCTGTTTAACAAGACTTACCCATATGCTATCATCAAACCCATTACGCATACAATCAGTTCCGAACAGTTGTAGTACTAATCTAGGGGTAATGAGATTGCCAGTTTCTTTGGTCCAGAATGTATCTTCTTTTTCTCGCCAGATTCTACTACGGTCAGTATCACCTTCAAGTAGATCTCTGTCCCAACCAAACACAGTTGCTACGCCATCTTTTAGTTTGTCAGCAAAACTTAGTTTTTCAAATCCGTGATTCTCGACTAAAATATCTGCAACAGTTCCCTTACCGCTACCAATTAATCCACATATTCCTATTATCATACGTTACTCCGTAAATTCTTGTTCTTTACAGTTTAGCGTAAATTTTGAAAAATGTCAACCTATATTGTGCCGGGCCAGTATTTCATATCAATTTGGTCAAGGCCTTCGAAGTCATCTAAGTCATCGTCAGGCATGTTGTCTGGATCAACTTGAAACCCAAGTCGTTGATACCATCTGGCTAGTTGCTCAGTATCGCCAATTCTCTCAGGGTCGTTTGAATATGCTTTAGCAGTAAGGTCCAGTTTAACATTATGCTTGTCTGCTAGTGATGTTAAAAATTTCATACCTGCTGTACCAGCACCACTTCTCGGTGCAGTACTTGTAATATCACTGATGTGTATTTCGTTATCCCACGGGCCAATTTCTAACATGGCGCCGTTGTAAATTCTTACCCTGGCATTAAATGGATGACTTTCTGTATTAGCATAATAATCCTGTAAAAATTGTTCAGTATTGTTTTTTGGTTTCCCACCTAGCTTTATAACTTCGTAAATTTTCATATTACTATCCTATTATTATACCAAGACCCATTTGACCTTCAGCATAATATTTAAGATCGTCTTCTAGTTTGTCCAATGACATTTGTGCATCGTTACGTAGTGCATCAGCATTAAGACTAGTACCGCCTTGTGGACCTGCAATAGTATTAAACTTGCCACGGGCTTCTGCTAACATAAGTTTAGCTTGTGCAAGTGCATACTCTTTTAACCAAGGACCACTGTAAGGGTCTTTTAGTAGTTCCTCATCAGTACGGTGCTTGTACACATGTAGATAGTAAGTGTCTATTGCTTTAATTTTTCTCTGTAAAAATAATTTCTTAGTAACAGTATTCCAAGTAAACATGATTTGTTCACCAAACATTTTACCTAGTGTTTCTCTGTGCTGTGCAAGTGCATCAAATGTTGCCATGCCTCCTGCTCTGCCAGAGTTTAACAAATAGCTATTGAGATATGCACTCTCAAATGGTTCAATGTCAGCACCATTACCTGTTAGTGTTCCACTACCGCGTCGATAGATATCATATACATCAACCACACTATCATCTAGTGTGTATTCGCTGGTATCCGTTGCCACAGCTAACGGAACAAAAGCTTCTTCTACACTGTTTTCACTACGTTGTCGATACTTGTCAAAACTCTTGTCAATACTTAACGAATAGTGTTCAGGGTCGAGTTCAACATCCACCATCTGTCCGCCTAAACGTAGTTCTATTTCTCTTGTTAAATCATTTCTCTTTGCCATAATAATATTTATCCGTTCCTACATACAAGTATTTATTTGAATGCTTTTAGAATGATAGTATCGTCATTGAAGCGTCCGTTGAGTTTGGTCTCCGTTGTCTTTAGGTAGTCGAACTGTGTTGGTACTTTATGTCTAGTAACTTTCTTCCACTGTGGTAGAATCTCGTCTGGCTTACGCACAGTTCGTTGTACACTTCTCTTCTCATCATAGAATTGCAGTGTAGTTCCCTTGACTGTGATAGTACAATTTTCTTCTGCATAGTATATGCCAAGTTTACGGTTTTTAGTATTAAACACAATCACTGCATTAGCATCTACAATTTCACTAGGATTAATACTAGCAATACCAAACGCACTATCACTAGACTTAAACTTTAGCTTCTTGACAAGATCCTGAGCACTCTTAACTTTGGGTTTACGAACTGCTCGAGTTTGTTTCTGCTCTGCTTTCATAATATCAATAGCATCATGTAGCCGCTTGTAAAAGTCTGTTAGTTCTTTTATCTGTGCTTTACTATACGTTTCATATCCTTCAGCTAGTTGCTGTTCCATATCATCACGTTGCTTGGGTGTAGGAAGATTAGCTAGTTCTAGCAGTTCTTCGTATCCGCCAATAAACCAATTTGAGACGAAACGCAAGTGTCCTAAATTAACTTGTTTGGCTTTAAACAAGTTGATCGGAGACTTATCTTTAAGTGGATTTGCTTTAGGATCACGCAGCCAATCGTCTAGCCATTGATCCAACTCCTCAGTTTTATCTCCTGCAGCCTCACACAATCTATCTTGTATAGTAGGAACATATACATTTTTAGTTGTAACTTTTTTCTCTTCAACAATACCTTTGCCTACTTCATCGTAGTATCTAATCTTTTTACCAATCCATTCGGTCATTGGCTTGATGTCACCATTTGTGCCCGGGCAACTTTGCCAGTAATCTTGCTCTTTTTCATTGTAATCAGGACAGCCATCCAACAACATTTTACACATAATGCCAAGCAAACTTTCGTGCTTGGTTGCTTTTTTCACATTGTTGATTGTTGCTTTGTCATATCCAGCAGTCTTCATCCATTCAAAGCAGTGTTCAATATTTTCATTGTGCTTGTAGTTCATATACCAGAAGCTGTTATTACTACGCTTCTGAGCACTAAACCTTGCGCCGCTCATGTTTTCCCAGCCATCAAACCCAGGTGCTTGCAATCCACGTTTACTGATACGCTTGGTAACAACTTTCTTTTTAACTACTCGACCTGTAATTTTGTTTACTTTAGCCATGTTCGTCTCCTCTGCGGTTTATGCCTACTTACTAATTTAGCATCTTTAAATTATTTGTCAACCCTTGTGGGTTATGCATTTTTTGGATCTGCATACCAAATTGCCTCACATGCACTTTCATCTGCATTAATAACTGCTTTTTCAAACACTGTAAACGGATCTGTACCTTCAACTGTAGTGGTTCCGTTTATAGTAGCTTTAACGCCATCTCCTGGAAATGCTGTTACACAACCCACGTAAGAATAATTATAACCATCTTCGGTATAACTAATGTTCCAAATTGGAAGATCGTAAGCCCACTCACCGTTGCGTGTTTCACGCTCGAAGCTAAAACGAATCGAATTATCTGAACCTGCTTTATTAACATAACGGTTCCAAATTCCAGTGCCTGTCTCTGCTGTGCTTAACTGAGTTTGCATGTTATCTTCCTTCTCTGTTACATTGTTTCTTAATACTGTTATAGCAATAAGACATCATGGTGTCAACACCTAACTTTATCTTATTTACTTTTTATTCACGATAAATAACTGTATGCCAAGATTGACTTTATATAAACCGACTAAAACTAACGATTACCACTACATGGATAACTCCATTCGTGAACAGTTTAGTATTGGAGGTACTGGAGTTCATGTACACAAATACATAGGACCAGCAGTAGGTAATGATAAGAACGACCCCAGCCAGCCCAACTATCTAAGCGGAGCAGAAGTAGATCCACTTAGTGGAGATGAGATTAACATAGGCGGTGTTATAAATGAGACAAAAATACAAGACTTGCTGTTTATGGAGAACAGAGACCGCAAGTATGACAAAGATATTTTTGACCTCAGAGGCATATACAATGTGCAGGATACAGACTTTGACCTAACACAATTCGGGTTGTTCCTCAGTAATGACCAGTTGTATATGTCATTTCACATGAACGAAATGGTTGACATTATGGGTAGAAAACTTATGCCCGGAGATGTTTTAGAGTTGCCGCATTTAAGAGATGCACTATTACTCAGCAACGATAAAAAAGCTATCAACAAATATTATGTTGTTAACGATGCGAATAGAGGTGCAGAAGGATTTAGTCAAACGTGGTATCCACATATTTGGCGTGTTAAACTATCACCACTCACAGACAGTCAAGAGTACTACGATATACTTGGCGACAGTGATGATGCAAACAGTCTCAAAAATGATCTCAGTACATATAAATCAGAATTTAATATTAGTGATGCTATTGTATCTGCAGCTGATAAAGAAGATCCAATTGGTAAAAGTCTAGTAGATCATTTGTTCGGATATGATGATGCCACTGCTGGAGGTATTGTTAACCGAGACGATACTTATAAACATGGCGAAGCAATCAACATCGGAGATCAATTCCCAAGCGATCCAAACGAAGGCGATTACTTTATAAGAAACGACTTTAATCCTAATAGACTATTTGCAAGACGTGGAAGCAAATGGCATAGACTTTATGACAACATCAGTGATAAAACCTGGACAGATCGTACATACAATGCAAGTGGATTTATTAATAATGCGGCACGTACTACTATAGTAGATGATCAAGAGTTTAAAGAACAAACAGCTATGAGCAAAGTACTCAAAACAAAAGCGGATAACACATAATGGCCAAGACATCCAATAAAATAACAGCGGTGCCTTATTTCTACGACAAACAGTTGCGAAGATATATCCAACAGTTTATTCGTATTTTTGCAGGATTTCAAGTTGCAATGCACAGCGATGCTGAAGGTAATGTAGTTTATCAAACTGCGCCTGTGCGTTATGGTGATGTTAGTAGAATGGCAGCACATATAGTA